GATGACGACTTTGTTGTACCATAAAGTGATGTGGTTTCAAACAAACAAATATCTGAACCATATTTACTATTTAACTGTTCTCTAGCCTCATGAGAACAACATAATAGTGCCAAAAGTTTACCACCAAGATAATTAAATCCAAATGGTTGAGTGGGAACAATAATAAATCCCATGATTGAGTGACGATTAAATCTCTTCAACTCAGGTGGTCTACCTAACCAATCATTACGAGGTTTGCAATTGATAGTAGGAGATCCAAAACGAACAAACCCAACAATCTTTTTAGTATTTGTTTCCATGACAATCCACTTGAGTGACTTGCCAGGAATTGAACTTTCGATTGAGTGAGAAGTTGTTATCTGTAGTCTCTCATTGAAATATTCATTTGTGAAACTATCAGCATTTCCAGCAGCATAGACTTTAAAGTCCATGTCATTTGGGTGCATATCAAACGCATCAAACATATCCTCCTCAGGCCCACAGCCAGGAAGATATGTCGGCATCTTTGACATACGATCTAATTTTACATTACGAAGATATTCATCAATACGTCCTAAGTTTGAGAAGTAGTTGATGAATTGATCTGCTGCGTAGGCAGCATCACTTTCACTTAGATTCATCTTACAATAGGCATTTGATATTGAGATCGGTATCCATCTTCTAGTTTCTCGTGATGCTGAAGATGTTTATCTGCTGGGATAGCTCTTGGTCTATTGATATAAGTTTTAACAAGAATGTCAAGAGAGTTGGACATTTTACGATATCCAGTTCCAACATATATTTGTCCAGCCATAACTGCGACAGTACAAGCACCCCAAAAAACGTAATACATATTTGATTTTACTTGATGTTTTATTTTTGTAAAAGATTTAGTCATCGTGATCATCCCAAGGGTCAGCTAATCCTTTGTTTGCAAAGAAACCTCTGTATATACCATAGGCAGATAAGAGAATAGTAATCACTGCAATTGATATACCAAAGGTATAATCAGGATTAAATGTAAGGTGTGGTATAAGTGTGTCATTGCACTTTGCAATTTTTTCTGGATCACTCCAAGTGCCAGGCAAAGTATAAACTGGCGGACATGCTAAAAAAATCATAATTTGTTTTCGATCTTATGATAAACTTCTACATAAGATTCACATTTAGGACATGATAAGTTTGTAACTATATCATACTCCGTATCTTCAAAATCGTCAAGGTCATGATCCCCACCCCAGATGAGTTCAGTATTACAATGCCAGCAATTCATTTGAACTCACACTCCAACATTATTTCCGTGAGCGCAGCGAGGAGATTAATTTCCTGATCCGCCACAAAGGCAATCTGGTACTG